ACGCCTAATTTTGATTCGTAAGCGGCTCTGGCAAATGGCTCTTGTTCAGTTCCCCATTGCATTGCTGCGTTGGTAAATGACTCAGCCACAGTGCCAGTGATACGTTCAACTACTAGTTGAGCCATGTAATTCTCACGACTTGCAGAATATCCTGTTTTAGTTTTGGCTAAAACATCGGCTACTCTGCTGGCAGTGACTTTGCCTAAACGTGCGGTAAACCATTCTGGTGATTTTTGTTCCATTATGCTGTTTCCTTTTCTTTTTTAGCTTTTTCAATGCGAGCTTTCTTTGCCGCAATTATTTTGGCTTGCCATTTTTGATCGTTACCGCAAGCTGCGTAAGCGTCTGCATAAATTTTGACTAACTCCTCACCATTGATTGAATTTTCTATTGCCAAAATATAGTCAGCTAATGCGCTAGCGTTGACTGTAGATTTGCTTGCAGCGTTACCGTCATCATCTTCTGGGGCAAGACCACAGGAAGCTAACAAAGACGCTCGGCGAATATAAGTTAGGCACGACATGAAACCCTGTGGATCATTTTTAGGCGATGGAAAAAATAACTTGCCACAATCCAATCGTTCACCAGACTCATGCAAGAAACTGGTTTCACATATAATGCCGTCAGAATGCTCTGCGGTAGTTTGGAATAAGAATATGCCATTGTCGTTAAACGCATCAACCACAGCATCAACGCACGATGCTAGATCGGCATATTTGCTACGGAAGTGCGGATTGGTTGCACTTTTCAATGCAGGACCAAATGATTTTTGGGCTTTGACCAAGGCTGTTGCAATTAATTTCATGTTATCTCCAATAAAATGCGTTGAGTAGTAATACAATTACGGCTGCTGTATAAACGATTGTTGCCAAAACATTAAAAAATGTAATTTTCATGTTATTCTCCAAGTTGAATTCGCAAAGCCAAATCTAATACGTAATCTTTGCTATCAAGCAAATCCATTAAGTCATTGCGTAAGCGTTTTTTGTGGTTGTAGACGATTTCGGAATGCTGGTCTTTGGTATGTATAATTGAACTGTGAAAGACGTAGACAGCGTATTCTGGGTCTTGCTCTGTCAAGTATTCGAGCAAATCAAAGTCTGGTTGGATGTTGCGACCGTTGCCGTCTTTTGAAGGGTATGGGTATTGACCGTAATCAAGGATTGAATCGACAACTTCTTCAAGGGCTTGCTTGATTGCCCAATCTTTGATTTCTATGCCATCTTCGTGGCTTAGATCGTTACGGCTATCTTGTGAATGGTGGTATAGCATTATAGTGCCTCCACTTTTTCAATTTGCCAGTTAAGGGCTAGTGCGCGAAGATTGGCATTAGCCATCGATGTGTGAATTTCAATGTTGCGAAATTCTTTTTTTAGTAACTGGCTGTAAACGTAAAAAGTAACTTTAAGCATTTTGATTCTCCTAAAAAGACCGTGTAATTACGGCGTGAAAGAATAATAAGCTAGCTTATATTGTTGAGTCAAGCATTATTTTTAATATTTTTTAAATTAATTTTAACTATTTGATTTATATAACATTTATTTATTACATTGACAGACAATATAAGCTAGCTAAAATAGCTAAATGAGCAAATTTGAAGCAATTAAACTAGCAGGATCAACTAAAAAACTGGCTGAATTGCTAGGTATTAGCTATGCGGCTATTGCCCAGTGGAAAGAAATACCTGCTATGCGGCTATGGCAATTGAAAGTGTTGCGCCCAATGTGGTTTAAATAGTTGTTGATTTATTGTAATTGTTCGTGCAAGATTGTCATGCGCCCTGATAAGCGCAAATGGAGGTATCAAAGACAGTCCCTATTGGTGACCGATCTCAGATGCCGTTTCTTCGCCAATTAAGGTGTGCCTCCCGGTAATTATCAGACTGGGATTGGTCACCAATAGGGATTTGTATGTATTACTACCAACATCATATCGGCGATTACCGGAGGGATACAGGGCATTTAACCCTGCTTGAACACGGCATTTATCGTCAATTGCTTGATCTTTATTATATTTCCGAAAAGCCATTGGATGCACATGCGATGCGATTGGTATGCGTTCGCACTGCGGATGAACAAGAAGCGTATAAGCGAATATTAGAGGATTTCTTTGTTAAGCGTGATGGCAAGTTTTATCACAAGCGTTGTGATGAAGAAATAAATTTGTTCAAAAACAAATCTGACAAGGCAAAAGAGTCTGCAAGTAAAAGATGGAATAAAAACAAAGACTTAAAAGATGCGAACGCATTGCAAACGGATAGCGATTCAGATGCGAACGATATGCTAACCAAGAACCATAAACCAATAACCATTAACCATAAACCAATAAACAATATAACTACAGCGCCTGAAGGCGTTTCGGTTGATGTTTGGTATTCATTTGTTGAGCAAAGGAAGAAAAGCAGGGCAGTAATTACCGAGACTGTTATTAACTCAATTCAAAAAGAAGCGAACAAGGCAGGTTGGACACTGGAAATGGCATTAGCTGAATGCGCTGCTAGGGGTTGGCGTGGGTTCAAAGCAGAATGGGTTAAATCAGATGAAGAAAAGCAAATTAAGCATACGCAATCTAAAACTATGCAGGGCATCATGTTACTTCAGCAAGAAATAGATCGTTTAAATAATGAAGGGGATAACAATGTCTGATTTATTTGGTTTTGAAGAATTTGATTGGAAAAAAGAATGGCAAGATATGCCTGAATTTATACAAAACGACATGAAACCAATATATTCAGTAACAGTTAATTTTTTAACGGTAGAAGATATGAATAATTTTTCTGAGATTATAGGAAAACGTATTTCATTTACTACAAAAAGCGTTTTATTTACTAGCAATGATGAAAAAATAAGGGGAGTTTATGTTGATGAAACCTAAATATCCTATTTACATTATTTCTAAAGGACGAGCAGATACTCGATTAACATCAAAATCTTTAGAAAAAATGAATGTAGCTTATAGAATAGTAATTGAACCTCAAGAATACGATCAATATGCTTCTGTTATTGATGAGAAAAAGATTTTAGTATTACCTTTTTCTAATTTAGGTTTGGGTGGAATACCCGCTAGAAACTGGGTATGGGAACATTCAATATCTGAAGGACATGCTTTTCATTGGATTCTGGATGATAATATTGATGGATTTGCACGTTTAAATAAAAATTATAGAAGTCCATGCAGATCAGGTGCTATTTTTAGAGCAGCAGAAGATTTCTGCGATAGATATGAAAACATTGGACAAGCTGGTTTTCAATATCGTTTTTTTGCGCCTGATCGAGAGGAGTTACCACCATTTAGATTAAACACTAGAATATTCTCTTGCATACTCATTAGGAACGACATGGATCTACGTTGGGAGCTACGCTACAATGAAGATGTAGATTTATCTATAAGAATACTTCAAAGCGGTTGGTGTACTGTTTTATTCAATGCGTTTTTGCAGAACAAAACAGGCACTCAAAAGATGAAAGGTGGCAATACTGAGGATTATCAAAAAGACGGAACAATTACAAAATCTCAAATGCTTGTAGACAGGCATCCTGATCTTGCTAGTTTAGTCTTGCGATACGGCAGATGGCATCATAGAGTAGATTTTGATATTTTTAGATCGAACATATTGGAAAAGAAACAAAATTTAGAAATTCCTCAGCAGATAAATAATTACGGAATGATATTTAAAGAGAAATTAAATTAGTTCATATTATAAAATTTAATCAATTAACATTTATTAGGATAATTATGCAATTTTTAAAAACAGAGATTTTGCAAGGTATTCAAATGCTTGCAGCTTTAAGATTAAGAAATACTCCAGCGATTGACACGTTGCCAACAGTAGCAAAGATTTGGTTACATGTGTTTGAGTCTAGACCGATTAGTTGGGATGAAACTCAAGACAAATTCAGATTGCGAGCGATGTTTACAGAATGCGCTGCTAATTGTGATGAATTTCCATCTCCTGCTCATGCTTTTAAGATAATGCCCGCTAGAACTCACAAACTAAGTTTGCCAAAACCGCAATCCAATGAAATATCAGCTAAAAACAGAAAGCTGCTTAATGATTTGATGTCAAAATTAACCAGAAAAATGGTCCGATGAATGAAAATTATCGACAAGAATGCGAAGCCAGAGAATGGATTGCACGATATAAGCAAAAAGTAAACAAATTAGGTAAAAAAAAAGCAAATGATTGGTTTTTTGCAGTTATAAGCGTTATTACTAAAAAACGTGGTGAATTAGCAGCAAATAAATTACGTGAAAACATGAGGATAGAAAATGCGAAGAGCAGCAAAGATTGATGCAAACCAAACCCAAGTGGTCATTGCACTACGTGCAGCAGGTGCTACAGTGCAAAGCCTGGCGGCTGTAGGAGTTGGCGTTCCTGATTTGCTGGTTGGATTTAGAGGGCAGACTTATTTGATGGAAGTGAAGGATGGTCAAAAAGTGCCATCCAAGCGATTGCTGACTGACGATCAGATAAACTGGCACGAACAGTGGCGCGGCGGCACTCTAGCCGTTATAGAGCATCCTGACGCTGCTTTACGGTTAATAGGGGCAATACAATGAACCCAGAAGATGCAGCAGAGACAATCCGAGAAAAAGCCAAGAAACATGGCGAGGCTCACGGGCAGAGGATTTATCTGGAAGAATTTAGAAAAAGCAAAAAAGCGTTATTAATGAAAGATGCACTGGCGATGGGCGTTGAGGCTGCGAATGCTCAGGAACGAGAGGCTTATGCTGACCCTGAGTATGTAAGTTTGCTGAAAGGATTGGCTGCGGCGGCGGCTGAGGAAATTACGACTAAATGGGAAATTGAAGCGGCTCGATTGGATATTGAGATTTGGAAAGCCAGAGTCTATCTAAATAAAAAAGTAGATCGAGCGCATGAGTAGCTTCCCAAAGCACAACTATATTCGCAGCAAAAAACTATTAATGGCGGTTTGCACATTAGAATGCCAAAACTGCGGATTCGGTGAAAGCCAGGCTAGTCATGCTAATTGGGGCGGCGGTCGCGGCATGGGCAAGAAAGCAGATGATAATCTGATTGCTGCTTTATGCTTGGCGTGTCATTACCAAGTTGACTTTGGAAAGCTAACGCGGGCTGAGAAACGTAGAATCTGGACTGATGCACATCGAAAGACTGTGGAAAAATTAATTTCAAATAAACAATGGCCTATTGACATACCTATACCAAATACATCAGAATTCCCAAATGAATGATAATATTGCAGAATTCGTAAGCGCATTGCTACACAGTTCAACTGTGGCACATTTTTTTCATTGGTCAACAAATAGTTATTCAAAGCATAAAGCATTGCGTAAATATTACAATGAAATCATAGACTTAACCGATCAATTTGCAGAAGCATATATGGGGCGGTATGAGCAATTAAAGCAATTTCCAGATGAATTTCATAATGCTAAAGAACCAATTAAGTATTTTGAAAGTATGAAAAATTTTGTTGAAGAAGCTAGAAAAGATTTGCCGGAAGATACAGAATTACAGAATTTAATAGACGAAATAGCAGATTTAATTAATTCCACGTTGTATAAACTTAAATACTTGGAGTAATCATGGATCAAAAATACGGTGCAGGCGTAACAATCCCAGCAGGCGTTAAATCGTCAGATGGCTCTGGTGAGCAGGGCAGCGTTAAAAAGAACATTCCTAACGCTAAGACTAATGCTACTGGCAAGGATTCCGATTTTTGCGGTGGCAAGATGAATGGTGTTGTATACACTCACGGTCGTAAATCGTATCAGTAAAAGGCGAAAGCCCAACCAATCCCACATTGGTCAGGCTTTCTAACCATCACAATAGGAGAGTATTGCAATGGCTGGAAACAATTATAACTGCGGAATCTGCGTTTATTACAAAAGCGCAGAAATTATGGGGAGTTGCAGGCGTTACCCCAGATCAATTACAAAGCACAAGAACGAATGGTGCGGCGAATTTAAAGAGGCTGAGTTTGTAAGTGTGCCTGTTTACGACATAATGACCGATCAAGTCTCGGTGCATACAGTGACACAAAAGAAGCGTGGGAGGCCGAGAAAATGATTAAGCCACTACGCGACAGGATTGTAGTAAAACCGCATGTGCGGAAGATTTCGGACATTATTATTGTAAATAACAAAGAACCTTTTAACGAGGGTGAGATTGTGGCGATAGGTCCAAAGGTTACTGATGCGGCAGTTGGTGACTTTATTAAGTATGGAAACGGAGATTATTTAAACTGGCCTACTCATAATTTTGATGGTCAGGATTACCAGATAATCCAAGAGGCGGACATTTGTTTGATTGTTGAGCGATGAAAAAACACGATAAACCGATACCACACAAGACCACTGGAAAGGGTAAAACCTACAATCCCACGGAAAAAGGTGCGGGTATGACTGCTAAAGGTCGTGCAGAATACAATGCTAAGAACAACAGCAATCTAAAGCCACCAGCACCAAACCCAAAGACAAAAGCAGACGCAGGGCGTAAAGCTAGTTTTTGTGCAAGAATGACCGGAGTTGTAAAAAACGCCAAAGGTCCAGCAGAACGGGCTAAGGCATCACTTAAAAATTGGAATTGTTAAAGGATAAATCATGTCAAATTCAGTAGCCATCGGCGTAGCATATTCAGACCCAGAATTCACAACTTGTTATGCAAGCGCAGAAATTGGGTATTCAGCAGCAGGACAAGGCGCTGTAACTCAGCTTACAGACAAGTCAACTGGTGTGACTCTAAACAAGTCAGCCGGTCGTATTACAATGAACAATGCAGCGTTGGCAGGCGCAACTGCTGTATCGTTTATCTTAACTAACAGCACAATTTCTATTAATGACACAATAATTGTGTGCGTTTCTAGCAATACTACTGGTAGCGCTGCCGGTGCATACACCACGTATGTTTCTTATCTAGCTGCTGGTTCTGCTTTAATCACGTTGCGTAACTTAACAGCATCCACTTCTTACTCAGAAGCAGTAATTATTAACTTTGCAATCATTCACGGCGCATCGTAATTCTAAATAACCCCTGCCAATTGGTGGGGCTATTTAATTAAGGGACAATTATGCCACTGAAGAAATCGACAAGCCCGAAAGCGTTTAAAGAGAATATTAAAGCTGAAATAAAGGCAGGCAAGCCCATCAAGCAAGCTGTTGCAATTGCGTATTCTGAGAAGCGGCAGGCTGCTAAGAAGAAGTCTAAATAATGGCTTACATTTGGTCAGATTCAGGTGCGCCATTGCCTAATATAGTGGGCGCTGCTGGTTCATTTAATCGTGGAACAAATCAAACAGATCAGCAGACATATCAG